CTGCTGTCGTACAGGGTTTAAGTCCTGCGGCAATGTCAATGCAAGAGATTGATAGTACCCATTCTTGTGTTAGCAAAAGAAGCGTAGTGGACATGGGTGAGTATGTTATCTACGCATCTCCTGACGGTCTTGTCATGGGTGGTGAGCGAGGCTTCCAGTTAGTGACAGAGGGAATACTAACAAGAGACCAATGGCAAGCTTATGTTCCGTCAAGTGTTGTAGGCTTTTATTGGGAAGGTCATTACGTTGGGTTTTATTCAACAGGATCTGAAAACAAAGGTTTTATTCTTGACCCTAGAGGCGGTAAAAACAGCTTTGTTAGCTTGGACTTCCATGCTACTGCGGGATTTAATGATCTTGAAAATGATATTTTATATTTAGTGATTTCAGGTTCAGTCGTTAAGTTTGCGTCAGGATCTGACCTAAATTTTGTTTGGCGGACAAAAAAATTCTACACCCCTAAGCCCATTAACCCAGCAGTAGCTAAAGTAGACTGTGACAGTTACTCCTCAACACCTACCTTCAAGCTTTATGCTGATGGCGCTCTTAAGCACACCCAAACTGTAGCTAATGCAGACGTATTTAGACTTCCTTCAGGATATAAAGCAAAAGAGTTCGAGATAGAAATAAGTGGCGCAGTTCCGGTCAATGAATTCTGTATATACGAATCAGTGGAGGAAATTGGTGGGTAAGACATCTAACATGATGGTTCCCTCTAGCTGGAGTGGACAGGAGCGCAGATTTGGCGAGTCTCTCAAAGAAAACCTTGATGTCATTTGCGGCTTAAGAGGTGATGATCTTGATAAGGCAGTAACTTTTAGAGACTTGCTGGATTCAGGTATTGCTAAATTAGCCGCTGGGTCTGGTGTATTTAACGGATCATCTGGCGGCATTACTCCAGACCCTTGGTTGCCAGACATTGGTATTCCCCCAGCACCAACTAACTTAACAGCAAATGGTGCATTTCAAAGCATTCTATTGAACTGGGACATGCAACAGTACTACGGTCATTCTGCTGTAGAGATATATCGGCATACATCTGATAGCATCGCAGACGCTACTTTAGTTGCAAGCGTGTACGGTTTTACATCGCTATATTCTGATAATGTCGGCGGCGATAAAAGTTACTGGTATTGGGTTAGAGGCGTAAATCAGAATGGGGTGTATGGGCCATATAACTCCTCAACCGGAACAAACGGAACAACCGCTCCAGACGTAGGTTTGTTGCTAGCAACTTTGGCTGGCAGTATTACAAGCAGTCAGTTAGCGACTAGCTTATCAACGCCTATTGCAACTATACCATCCTTGTCTGGCACGATTAATTCTCTTGAAATGTATACTGGATATGCATCCAGTTACACTGGTGACAATTTAGTAACCCGAATCAGCGGCATTGATACAGGTGTTTCAACGCTTCAGTCAAGTGTTTCGTCTTTAAATACGTCAGTAAGTAATTTGCAATCCAGCGTTTCAGATCTAACAACAGGGGTATCTAGCGTTTATGTCCAAACGTCTGAGCCTACCGGAACCATATCAACTAATTCTAGGTGGTATGATTCCGATGATAATATGGCTCCGTACTACTATGACGGATCAAACTGGGTCAGCATTGAAGACCCAAGGATTGCATCAAACCAAAATTCTATAACAAGTTTAAACGCGCAAGTTTTTAACGGAGATAGCACCGCAAGATTAGCGACAGCTAGCGCGTTAGGTGTGCTTGATAGCACAGTGGTTGCTCAAGGTAATTCAATAACCTCTATATCTGCTGATGTTACGGCTTTAAATAATTCAGTCTATGATTCCTCAGGAAACTTGGAACTGGCAACCTCATCAGCACTAGGGACTCTAAGCAGTACTGTCACTAGTCAAGGCAATACGATAACAAGTGTGCAGTCAGACATTACAGATCTTGAAGGTCAGGTATTTAATGCAGACGGAACAGCGAGGTTGGCTACTGGATCAGCGTTGTCAGGAGTCTCAAGTTCAGTAACTGCAATCTATGACGGAACTAATGCCAGTGTCGTTAAAACAGTACAAACTGACGTAACTTCTTTGGAAGGAGAGGTCTTTAACGCTAATGGCACGGCGAGATTAGCTACTGGAACAGCGTTAGCTGGTGTTAGCAGTGATATAAGTGCTATTTATGATGGCACTAACCCCAGTGTTGTTAAGACCGTTCAAACTGACATAACCTCTTTAGAGGGTGAGGTGTTCAATGTAGACGGTACAGCTAGATTAGCCACCGGATCAGCGTTGGCGGGTGTTAGCACTAGCGTAACGGCTATCTATGACGGCGCTAATCCCAGCGTTGTTAAGACCGTTCAGGCTGACGTAACTTCTTTGGAAGGAGAGGTATTTAACACAGACGGTACGGCTAGGCTGGCTACCGGAACAGCATTAGCAGGGGTTAGCAGTGATGTAAGTGCTATTTATAATGGTACTAATCCTAGCGTTGTTAAATCAGTTCAGTCAGACGTTTCAGATCTCGAAGGCGAAGTATTTAATGCTAATGGCACAGCAAGGCTTGCGACAGGAAGCGCACTAAGCTCCCTAACAAACGATGTTGAGGCTATCTATGACGGTGATAACGCGAGTGTTGTTAAAAGCGTCCAAACGTCTATAACGTCACTCAACAATGCAGTTTTTGATGAATCAGGAAACACGGTTTTAGCATCTAACAATGCTGTAAGCTCACTTGAAGCCGAGGTTTGGGGAGGCGGGGTTACCCCTTCTGGTGCAACGACTTCACGTATTGATAGCCTTTCTTCTACTGTTAATGATCCTGATACTGGAATGACGGCTACATCAGATGCAGTGTCGGTTCTCAATACCGAAGTTTACGGAAGTGATCCCCCCACAGCCGCCGCTTCGCGGATTGACAGCTTAGTAAGTCAGGTTTTTAACGCAGACGGCAGTGTTGCATTAGCCTCTGCTGGTGCTTTGGAAGTACTTGAAACTGAGGTGTGGGGATCATCAAATGCATCAGCATCTAGAATCGATGGTTTGTTTACCGAAGTATTTAACAGTGACGGTTCATCTAGGCTCGCCAGCGCAGAAGCATTTGTCGAGCTTAAAACTGAGGTTACAGAGGGTGGTTCTCTTGCTACGCGAATTGACTCTATTGCCGCTGAGATGTTTGTAGACGGTGATACTGATGGAGAGTTGAATCTTGCAACGGCGGGTCAATTAGAAACAATTGAAAATGAGGTGTTTCCAGACGGAACCGCTAAGGCCTCAAGATTAGATCAGGTGTCATCAGCGATATGGTCAGGTGGAGATCCTGATAACGCAACTATTCTGGCTTCCGCAGATTTTGTATCTGAAATCAATACAGCAGTCTTTGGTACGCCAACAGGGCAATCTGCCGCCGCAAATAAAATAGATACCTTGCAGGTCATAGTTGAAGGCGAGGATGGTGCGGGTGGAGTTAAAGCGGCAATTGAGACAACCCAAGAGATCGTATCTGGCGAAGATGGGCTGGAGTCACAGTACTCAGTAAAAATAGATTCAGGCTCTGGAGCCGTAAGTGGTTTTGGTCTTTCCTCAACTCCATCTGATGATGGATCACCAACTTCGGCGTTTATTGTAAGGGCTGATCGGTTTGCCATTATTAACCCAAGCTCAACCAATGTTTCAACGACAGAGCCAAGCAATAGTGCTGAGCTAACCGTACCTTTTGTCGTTCAATCCTCATCAACAACAATTGATGGCATAGACATTCCAGCGGGTGTCTATATGGATGGTGCGTTTATTAAAAATGGAACCATCACAACGGCACAGATTGGCAACGCAACAATAGACACAGCGAACGTAACTGGCAAATTAAGCGCAAGCCGACTTGAGGCAGGAACAATAGATGCGTCTCAAATATCTATTGTGGGCGCTCCAGCAACATTAAACATTGCTTCAGCCGCTAGCGGAGCAAGAATGGTAATCGAAGCTGACTCAATTAAGGTATATGACGCCGTAAGATTGCGTGTTGTGCTTGGCAATTTAGGATAAGCCGATGGTATATGGTCTTGAAGTATATGCGGCAAATGGGGCAAAAGTTATTGAAGCTTCAAGTCGAGTTACGCGGTCTTTTGGCTCTGGTACTACATCTAACATTACTCATGGGAGCTATGTTGATATCAGTGTTACCGGCATGACTTCGGGAGATGACTGGCAAGTGTTTTCAACACCAAACAATGCGCCCAACAGTTTGTCTGGTCGCTCGCATGATACCCAGAGATATTCGGGTTATTTTCGAGTCTCAAACAATATGGGTGTGACAAGCTCTTTTGACTACATAGTGATCAGGAGCGGGTAATGGGCTACGGATTTCAGGTTTTTAATAACAGTGGTCGCACTGTAATTGACACCGAAGCAGGATTGTCACTGCTTTACGCAACAGCTAGCGGTACTGCAACAGCGCATACGGACTTTCCAACATCGGGATGGTCAGGTAGTGATTTGATTATAGCAAGACCTGCTTCGTCGGCTATAGGCTCGCAAGGAACAGGAAGAGGCAGGATTGGTAGATATACCAATGGAAAGTGGTCAAAAGGAATTATTGGATTTCCAAATAATAACAACGGCAATGGTGGTGGTTATGTGGTGTGGAGGGAGCTAAAAGCTCAGTCTACCGCAAACTTAACCCCTGATGGAAATGGACTGGTTGTCTACGATGACGGAGGAAACACCAGTTCTAATATTATTTTTTCAGCAACGGATTTAGATGTTACGGCTCAGTTGGTTGGTACTGGGAAGTTTAACGGAACAGATGGCACAGGTACGGCAGAAGGCTATTACCAAGAATTTCAAATGGATTCTAGCTTAGATGAAGGTCGTTATTACGTTCTTGTTTCAAATGCTCAGTCTACATATGTGACCGGAAGTAGAGGTAATAACAGCAGATTTCATTTGAACTATGAATTTAATTACACAACCGGAACCATAAGAATGCTTAATTATTTAGCTGTAGGTAGTAGCCGTACTGCATTTTCAACCAACATAGACTGGGCTATTTTTTACGTTATCAATGGCGGCTCAGTAGACAACAATTTTTCATAGGTAGAATCATGGCGCATAGATTTGCATTTATAAATTCGGAGGGAGAGCTTAAAGGAATTACTTCTCCGGCTGATGATGATCAGTATGTCAACTTAGAGAAATACGGTGACAACACTGCCGTCATAATTCCTGCTGAAATAGACAATGATGAGTTAATGGTTCTTGGCTGGTATGACACTGATACAGATGAGTGGAAAGATCGAACTGAATGTCCCTCGCTCTATCACTTGTGGCAGGACAAGCAATGGACTTTTAATTCTGCTAATTTCTTTGAAATTGTAAGAGAGCAAAGAGATCAAAAACTGTTCGAGTCTGACTGGACTCAAATGTCTGACGCCCCAATTACAGATGCAAAGAGGGCTGAATGGGTAACGTATAGGCAAGTATTGCGAGATATTCCAGCGACTTACAGCGATGCAACAGCAATGGATGCAATAACATTTCCGGCAAAGCCAGAATAAGTGCATTTCTTTTGTTAATTTACTTGATTTTAAAGTATGATAGGAGTACTCAATGTCCTTAGATTTCGTTGATATAAGAGAAGTTTGGGACGTTGTAAAGGTTGGACTAGAACAAGTGTCATCCGACACCTCTGCCGACTGGAGACTTGAAGATGTTTATGCTGAATGCGTAAACGGAGAGGCTCATCTCTTGATGGACACCGCACGGACGACTACTGGTTTTATTATTCTCCAGTCGGTTAGGATTCCATTCCAAAAAGCCGCAAAACTACTCATCTGGATAGCATACGATCCAGTCGAAAATAGTCTTGCTACCTACGGCGAAGAACTTGAAACCCTTGCCCGAAACACAGGGCATAAAGAAATAGAATTTTTATCTCCACACGAAGGTTTATGGACTCTAGCAAAAGCTAGTGGCTACCACCTTCAGTGGGCGGTTATGAACAAAAAACTATAGGTGATTTCATGGGTGGTGGTGGCGGATACGAGCCAGAAGAACAAGAAAGCAAGCTTGCGCTAGCTGAACAGGCGGCAAATGCACTTCAGCGTTATGGAGATGTTTTCGTGCCTTTGGAAAATATGTCCATACAGGACTCGTTTAATAGGTTTGGAGAGCAAGCTTATACAGACACTATGGGTCGGGCAACGACAAATACTGCCGGCATATATGAGCCAAAACAAGCAGAGCTTGCCCAAGCCGCTTTTCAAAGAGGCTTAGATCCTACATCAGGTGCATTTCAGGCTGACGCTGGCGCTTTAGCACAAGCTAAGGCTCGCGGCATGGGACTTTCAGGTGCTAGTGCTGGACTAGATAATACCGATCAAGCTTATCAGGGCATAGGAAATTGGATACGCGCAGGTCAAGGGTTAGCAACAGATACCATGTCTGGAAATATCGCACTGGCTCAAGCTGGTATTGATCGCGCTGGCGCACAAGCTGAAAAAGACTTTTCAAAATCAAGTTCATTAAGAAGCATAGCTGGCACAGGTGCAGGTATGGCGGCTGGATATGGTTTGGGAGGAGGTGGTTAAGATGGCATTTAATATGGGTCAATACCTAGCAATGTTATCAGGAGATTCAGCAGATGCTGTTTCCGGTTTTTATGGTTCGTCATCTCCTTACACTGTCGAAAGGGATGCAAACGGCGTTCCTCAGTATGGAGACGGTGGAGGTTACAACGCTTATAGCGGAATAAATCCTTATCGATATTCAGGAATGAGTCCAGAGGACAATCCAGCAGACCAGCTTTATGCAGATTTAATCCGCGCTCAGACGCGAGACTACAATACAAGGTTTGCCCCCTTAGAAAATTTCTTAGCAAGTGAAATAACTGCTACTGGAACTAAATCATTAGCCGGAGACCTAGAGCGAACTCAAAACGCTGTTACGAATGCAGGAATAAATGTTCGGGGTCAACAGGATAGATCAGCGGGTCGTTACGGTCTCACAGCACAGCCTCAAACAGGCGCTGGAGCTTATGAGATGTCAACACTTGTTGGTGGTCTTAACGATACAAAACTAAGAGATATAGACCGAAGACAGGCTCTCCTAACAGGAAGCATGTCCGGCATATCACAAAAGGCAAGAGGTATAGGAGCATGACAATCCTAGCGGCAGGTTATGGGTTACGAAACCTAGCAAACCAAGGCATGAAAAGTGTTGCTGAGTTAGAGGCACAAGAGAACGCTATAGCCGATCAGTTAGAAGCGGCAGAGCAAGCTCAAAAAACTCAAATGTATTCTACCGGCGCAGGTATTGGCGGTGCTTATGGTGTACAAAAAGCTTTAGAGGCTGGCAAGGCGGCGAAAACCGCAAGCCAAGGAATTAATAGTGTCGCTGGGGCTGTTGAGGGAGTTTCAGCAAACGCTACAGGATCGGCAGTAGCTGGATTGGCTGAAGGTGCAGGAACTGCCGCAGAGTTAACAGGTGGAATTAACAACGTAGCCAGCGCTATTGAAGCCACTCAGGCGGCTGGATCAGCCGCAGAGGTAGCTGGTGGAATTAATAACGTAGCCGGTGCTGTTGAAGCCGCTCAAACGGCTGGAGCCGTGGGAGAAGGCGTTGCAATAGCGGAAGGAGCCACTGCCGCCGCAGGATCTAGCGGAGGGATGGCGACTCTTGGAACAATAGCCGCACCAGTAGCAATTGGTCTTGGCGTAGCATTTTTACTTAACAAATTATTCGATTAGGTTATCAAGATGGCACTTAATAAATATGGTGGTTTTGCAGACGGATTCACTCAAGGTTTTGGTCTTGTATCTAATGTACAAGATAATTTTGCTAGGCAAGAACTTGCTGAAGAAGAACTAAGACTTAGAGATGAAGATCGAAAAGAGCGCCGAAAAGACCGACAGGCTGACCTTGACTATAGAACTAATCGAGATGCTTTAGCGGCTACAAACAGAGCGACTGATCTTAAAACAGCCGCCGATCAAAGAGACTTAAATAATACCTTTCGTGAAAAAGAGTTAGCTTATAAGAAAAGCCTCTTAAATCCTGAAACAAACCCCGAACTCAAGGCAAAGCTTGCACAAAACAAAATAGACTCAGCAAATAAACAGACAATATTTGATAAGGAAAACGCGGCTTTAGACCAAAAGAAAACAGACAGGGTAAAAGAAGAAAAGATTGTAGCCGCCGGTCAAGCCGCTAACAATCTTTTAGCATTTGAAGTTCCGGTAGAGGGTTTAAATGACACTAATGCTGGGGCATTCAACCAAGCTATTCAGGCAACAGATAATAGCGTTCTATCTATTAAGGGTGCTTTGAATCCGTTTACTCCTGAGGTTGCTCAAAACGTATCAAAGGACATACAGGTATTTGCAAGCGGACAGGATCTGTCTAATAAAGAAAATATTTTAGGCGGCACAAACATTTTAATTTCTAAAAATACTAAAGGTATTGGAGAAATTATTCCAGCTACGGTTGAAGGTCAACCACATCCATTTACTAACGCTCCTCCAAATTTTAGGACAGGAGAGTACGAGATTATCTCTAAGGAAGCCTACGACATTGTTGCTAATTCAGATGGATCTATCGGAGTATCGGTTCTTGTGCGAGTAAAGGACAAGGAGGGTCGGATAACAAAATATATAGCACCAGCAACCGAGGGAAGGGAGTCAAATGGACTGGCTGTAAAAATTAATGCCGAAGAATTTACTGGCGGATTTGCTGGTATGGTTCATTACAGTTCTGAAATTTCAAAAAATAAAGAAGCATTGTACAACGGAATGGCAGAAGCACAGTACCGCAAGAATGGTCAATATGACCGCCCATCTTATGTTAGGGCAATGAATGAAGCGGAACAGCTTTTTGATGAAAGGTTGGAATTTAGGGCAGATCAAAAGGTCATGCAAGGCTCAAATAAAACTTTTGGAGAATTAGCTCAAGATCCTAAATTAAAAAAAGAATACATTAGACATCAGCTTCTTACTGGAGATTCTATCCCTATAAGTTACAGAGATGAAACTGCTGGCGAAATTGCTCAAACAAGATCATTACCGGCAGTCACTAGGCTTGAGTCACTTTTTCAGCGCAAATATAAAAGTAAAGGAGAGGAGTATAGACCGTTGACCGACTCTCAGGTAATGGAAGCAAGGACATACATGGGTTTAAGCAAAGATAAGTCAAAAATTATTGTAGATGACGCGGACGGCTGGCGGAAGTTTCAAGATAGGATTTTTGGCTCTCAAGTTTACGGTGCTTACGGCGAGCAAGCACCCAATGTTCCAACAGTATTTTAAACAAATTTTCTCCCAATCTTACGGAGCATTGAATGCTTTATTCCGAAAACCTATATGCCTCGCGCAAGCCGACCTCTCTTAGGGTCAGCAAGGATAGAGAAGAGGATACCAACCCTTTAAGCGAGATAGGTAAGGGCTTTAGTGCTGGCATTGATCAGCTTCAAGGGCTTATTGGCGGTGGCGGTAAAGCCTTGGCTGGTAGCTTGTTTGGCAATGATGAGTGGTTCGTTGATGGCATGCAGTATTACAACGAGCAAATGACTGATGCAATGAGAAATGAAGCCGCAGTTGGTAGCCTAGAAGAGATCGATGGGTTCGTTGATGGCATTAATTACACTGCATACATTATCGGTAATTTAGGCTCTAGCTTGCTTGGCGGTGGACTCAGTGGTGCGGCAGGTGGAGCAATAGCAAAAGGTGGTTTAAAAAAGATTGCCGCCAAAGCGATGGATAAGGCGATAAAGCCTTCAGCGCAGAAGTTAGCCAAAAGACAGGGCGCAAAAAACTTTGCAAAAACAAAGGCAGGTCAGGAGGCGCTTGGCAAAAAGGCAGTAAGGGGGCAGATAGGTGGTGCGCTTGCTTTCGGTACAGCCGCTGGCGCTGGTGAATCGTTTACAAAAGTATTAGAAGAAGGTGGTGAAGAAGCCCCAATAGCCGCCTTAATTACAGGTGTAGCAAGCGGCGCTTTAGATCAGTACACCCCAATGAGAGCATTAAAACGAATATTGCCTCAAAAGACATTTAAGGACGCCTCAGAGGCGATAGCTGGAAACATAGCCAAGCAACCCAGCATGGCTAAAAGAATTATAAAACAGGGAGCTAAAAGCGCCGGAGCGGAGGGCGTTGTTGAGGGACTGCAAGAGGTTATACAAAACGCTACCCTTGAATATATAAGAAGCGACAATCCTCAAGTAGAAAGCTCTTGGCTTGAGAGAATGACTTCGGAAGATAAGCTTTCACAATATCTTAACTCAGCAGTTGCGGGAATCATCGGCGGTGCGGCAATAGGTGGTGTTTCCGGTATAGCGAAAGATCCGCGCAGTGAAATAAGTTCGCCTACAAATCTTTTGGAATATGATGGTGACGCTAATAAGATTCCTGATCAACGTCTTGCTGAAGAAGAGCCAGTCCAAAACGAACCTCAAAAAACTGAACAGCCAGAGGTTATTGACCTTCCTCAAGACAAAGCCCCTTCTCTAGACTCTCTATCTGGACAGGACGTTACTTATGAGGGTGTAAAAGGTGTTTTAACAAAAAGAGATGAAGGATTTTTTGTTGTATCTCAGGATGAAGATATCTTCATTGAAAGCGGTGAAGCACAGTCACCAGAGCAGTTGGGTATTATCCCGACAGACGAAAATGTTGTTTTTGAAAACGATGTAACAATTGATCCTGAAAGCAAAAAATTTATTTTGCGGGGAAAAGAACTTACCCTCACCACAATACGAAGAGACGATAAAGGAAACCCTATTAGTCTTGCTGTAAGGGATGAGAAAGGTAAAAACAAAACAATAAGAGAACCTGAGATAGTACAGCGCATTGAGGCGCAAATAAACAAACCTCAGGGCTACACAGGTACGTTAATACCATTAGACGATTTACCTGTCTCAATCCAAGAAGTGATTGTACAAAGAGGTGCGGAGTCTGGCACACCAATTAACGATGAAGTCTCAGTTGATGAGGCGCTAGAGGTTGCTGAATTACTGCCAGAGACCGATAACCAGTCTGCTGTTTTAGAGATTGAAGAGTCTGTTCAATCATCAATGCTGTTTAAGCCGACAGATAAAAAGTTTTTTTCTGAATCTAAGTATGTTGGCTCAGTAAGAAGACCTGCTCAAGTTTCCTTACCAGAAGCCATAGCTGAAGTTAATAAAGAGCTAGGCGCGGAAAGAACGCCTATCGATGAAGAGCGATTAAAAGCCACTTTAAGTATTACAAATCCAGAAGTAGTGGATGGTAATCCTGTAGTTGGTGCTGAAGAGTTTTACGGTGATGATGCCCCTAAAAACGAAATCTTAAATGCCGTTGTGGATCTTATTGAAATGGGTATGCCTAAGTCGGTTTTAAACGACTTCCAAGGTATAGGGATACATGACCCTGCGTCACACCCCAGCATGAAGAATAGTGATGGCTCCTACAGCATGAACGCTGGCTATGTTTCTTTAAAGAAAGGCTATGTTAACAATCTGGCTAATAATGCTAGTGACGCCGAAAAAATTCGCTACACCATTGCTCATGAAATTGGTCATGCGTTTGACGTTAATAACAACATTACAGACAACAGCGTGGAGTTTTATGCCGAGATAAACGAGATGGGAGCCAATGGTTTAGACGTTGAGCTTGGTGATGTCTTATTTGAGCTTGGTCAAAACTATGAGCAAAAGACTGAGCTTGGTAGAGAGATGTCGTATCCGTTTGGGCATATATTTAGCTGGGTCAATGCTAGACCTGATAAAGCTGAGTCAGCGATTAACGTATTAAAGAAAGAGGCGTTTGCTCAAGCGTTTGCAGTATTGCACTCTAATCCTGAGCTACTCGAAAGTTCAGCCCCAACAACGTATAATTATCTTGTGAAGTTGCTCAGAGAGCCTTCAAAGGAGACTAATCAAAATGCCCAAAATGACAATCAAGCCGAAGCCACTGTCGGAGAGCTTGGAACAGTACAAGAAGAAGTTCGGTCACGAGCCGAGTCCAGAGGCGTTCAAGTTCAAGACCGAGAAGGAGATCAACTCTCTCGCGGAGATGGCGCTCGTCAGGAAAAAGCCAGTCCCATCGTGGAAGGATCGCCCGAACGTGAAGACAGGGTCGATACTGGACAGCCTGTACAACTAGACTCCGATTTTCAAGAGCAACAAGCCAGAGAAGAACAGCGATTAGATGAAGAGGTAAGTCAGCTAGATATTGAAGATGATCTTGCATCCTTTGATGATGACTTTCTTTTTTCGCCAGCTAAAGAGCAGGAAAGTTTAAATAGGCTTCAAGAAATTGACCCTGCCTACAATCAAGCAAAAGTTCGATCATTAGTTCAGCTTCAAAAGCATATCCCCTACAGCGAAAGAATTGCTGGCGAGTACAAAGAAGGACAGCCTCTTAAAACAATTTCTGGAGGAAGATACTCAGACCTTGATTTGTCTCGTCGTGGAGATGGTCTTGATATACCTCAAGCGGATCTTGATTCAATTTTTGATGAGGCTATTCGCCTAACAGACACTAATGCGGAGGGGCAGGTTGGTAATCTAGCCAAGCAGACGGTAGAGCGTTTGGGCATTAATGCTAATACGGTTGAGTTCTGGGATCGTGCGCTTCAGCTATCTGATAATGCAAGGTACTGGTATGAAGTTTCAGCGGAAGCTATGCGAGAAGTATTACCTGATTTATCAAACAAAGAGATAAAACAATTTATATCTGTCGTGGCGGCAACAAGTCCTGTAGCAAACCCTTTTGTAAACATGCATCGCACTATTGCGAGTTACGCTAATTATTTGCAAGGTAAGCCAATAGATAACGATCTTGTTATTAAGAAAAACGTAACGGATGCCCTAAAAACTTCTGATCTTGAAGGATTAAAAACAGGTTCCTTTGGCGGCACGATGCATTTAGTTCTTGGTATGTCTAAGCCCACCCTATCAACAAACGATAGACAGGTAGCCGCAACATTTAATACTGACGGCGAATCCATTGGCAAGAACCCTGAGTTGTATGAGGTGATGTCGCGGTTCTATATAGGGTTAAGAGATAAACTAAACGCCAATCTTCCTGATGGAGCGCAACCATACGAAACATGGCAATTACAGGCTCTTGGCTGGGTTGAGCAAAGATACAAAAATGAATTTATTCAAGACAAGAATGCTGAAGGCGTGTCTGACGCGGATGCTTTAGCCGCCTATCAATCAGCCTCTGCTGAGGAAATATCTGGTGGAGTAAATGATGTTGATGACTACAGTATGTCGCTCTTACGAAAAGACTCATCTGGTCGAAGAGACAGAAAAGGCGCAATACAGATATTAAAGGAAGCTGGTATAGCGGTTCCTGACGACAAAATTACTAAAGAAATACTGCTAGACCCAAGAGTTCCTGCGGCACTAAGCCCTACAACGGCTACTTTCCGAGAAAAAAGAACTATTACCGCTGAAATTAACAGCCTTCGCAATGATATAGGTAAGGACGCCAGAGCAGTATTTGATGCCGCAATTGAGCAGAACGACCAAAAAATTGCCGATGAGTACCACTCTATTTTTGCCACGCTTTTAAATAAGTCTTCTCAGGGCGCAACCAATCCATTCACAGCGTACTTTAAGGCTCTCGGTCTGTCTAAGGTTGATGCCAAGCCCACAAGAGTTTCCACCTCAACAGGAGGCGTTCCTCTTGCTGTGGGTGGTACTTATGAGGGTGATGTATCTCCCAATATTCGAGTGCCTGTTCCGGCTTCTGTAACAAGTGATCAATTAAATGTTCTAATGACTTCACTGTCTAAGCAGTGGGATCAGGATGCAGTTCCTGCGTCACACATTATCGATATCGCTGACGGACTTAGAGAGGGTTACACGGAAACCAGTCAGGTGTTCGTAGAAACCTTAGATGCTCTCTCAAGAGATCAGATAGAAGCATTTGCTAACGCATTGCCGGAAGGGGTTGAGGTTAACTTTACTCGTTACCCGAATGGTTACGAGTTTAATGTTTTGGCTTTTGATCAAGAGACGTTTGATCCTGTCACGCCAGATATGAATGAGATTGCTTTAGCGGCTGACCAGATATTGGTTGTTGATGATTCAGGCATAACTAATATCGGCACTAAAGACGCTCAGTGGCAACCTGCTGGCTATTCTGAAATTCAAAACTACGACGATGTTTTTGCTTCTTTCAAAGAATCTTTATATACTGAACAAGCTCAAGAACTAATTGGCAAAGTCCAGAGGAAACAAAATGGAAAGGTCAGAGACCTCACCGAAAAGCAAATCATTGCCGCGTTACGAAGGAAAAGTCCCGCGTCAGATCTTACGCGGCAAGGAAACGCGAGAATTCAACGAGCGCATGGGTCTATCAAACAGCGCCTTAGTGATTTCCAGCAAGCTGAAGGAATCGCAAAAAGCCTAGCTGAAGCTCGTGATACCAAGTTAAATCTCTTTATTCAAAAGAACTCCAAGAAGCTTGGGGTTCCTCCTCAAGA